TTTTGACGACACAGCATTCAAAGCAAAACAAGTTGTGCCTTATGATGACTTTCTGTATTCCAATGAGAAGCAGTTAGACCAACTGTTGCAAGTCCATGCAAATAAAGGAAAAATTGTTGTATTGGATAAAACTTGTGAACACGTTCACAACGAACAACAAGTAATTGATATTAAAAACAAGTTGTCTCAGCACAATCTTTTAGATAGAGCCATCGTGTTCGATAACACTGCGGATGAAACTTATTTTGAACAGCACGGTGTAAGACACTTGTACAGTGAATTCTACCTATGGAACTATCTTGTTCTTGCTGAAAGACCCAATCCACATCCAAAAAAGATTACACACAAATGGCTATGCATGAACAATTTTGCTAAAGAACATAGATGGGGAATCATCAGTGCCTTACACAATAACGACATAATTGATCAAGTGTTATGGAGTTTTAGAGACACTTCTAAATATTTTCCTAACAATCCTTATGCACATTATGAATTCAACGTCCCGACATACATAGATCAACCATTACATAAGGAAGGAAATCAAAGTTCACAAGCACAACATTTTGATCAAAATTTAAATTTAAATGATATCTACGCACAGGTTGATTACTCAATAGTTACAGAAACAGATTTTGAAGAACCACACATTACAAGTTGCACTGAAAAAAGTTACTTGAGTATGTATTATGAAACACTTCCGATAATAGTGTCTGTTCCAGGCACAGTAGAATTGTTGCGAACACAAGGGTTTGATGTGTTTGATGACTTAATTGACCATTCATACGATAGCATTATAAATGATATAAACCGTTTCAAACAACTGGTTACTATTATAAGTCATCTTAACTCACAAGATACTCCTAGTGTTGACCCTAATAGGCACAAATTTAACAGGGCACACATGACTAACAAAACATATTGGCATAAAAGGATAAATGATAAACTGAAGAGTTATCAATTTAGTTGACGTGTTAAATAGTAACACTTATAATTAAACAAACATCATGGACAAAACTGTATTCAATCGTAAAACTGTGGACTTCTCTAAGCAACCTATGTTCTTTGGAGAGGATCAAAACACACAAAGATATGACACTTTCAAATATCCAGCACTGGATAAACTTAATCAAACAATGCTTGGATATTTTTGGCGTCCTGAAGAAGTGTCTTTGCAAAAAGATAGAGCAGATTTCCAAGACTTCCGCCCTGAACAAAAACACATTTTTACTTCAAACCTAAAATATCAAACACTGCTTGATTCAGTGCAAGGAAGAGGCCCCTCTTTAGCATTCTTACCATATGTGTCATTGCCCGAACTAGAAGGGTGTGTGATTACATGGGACTTTTTTGAAACAATACATTCGCGTTCTTACACTTACATAATGAAAAATGTTTATGCAGACCCATCAGAGGTGTTTGACACAATACTAGATGACAAAGAGATATTAAAAAGAGCTGTGTCCGTTACAGAAAATTACGATAAGTTTTATAAGGTAGCACAAGATTATTTTGTAAAAGGTAAAGGTGATATCAGGGATGTTAAAAAAGCATTATACTTGGCAATGGTCAATGTTAACATCCTGGAGGGATTACGTTTTTATGTGTCATTTGCCTGCACATTTGCATTTGGTGAATTAAAATTAATGGAAGGCTCTGCAAAAATTATTTCATTCATAGCAAGGGATGAAGCAACGCATTTGAATCTATCTACACAAATTATAAAAAATTGGCACAATGGCGATGATAAAGAAATGGTTAAGATAGCCAAAGAATGTCAAAATGATGTGGTTGCAATGTATCAGGCATGTGTTGAAGAAGAAAAAGCATGGGCCAAACATTTAATGAAAGATGGATCTATAATAGGATTGAATGAAAGACTACTTGGGGATTACGTAGAATGGATAGCAAACAAAAGACTGAAAGCAATAGGATTTGATCCATTGTATGATCGTCCACCTGCTACTAATCCTTTGCCATGGACACAACATTGGTTATCATCTTCTGGACTACAGGTTGCTCCACAAGAAACAGAAGTTGAGTCTTACATTATAGGTGGAGTTAAACAAGATATTAACAAAGACACTCTAAAAGGATTTAAATTATAATGTTTCTAATATGGCACACTGCTATAATTGTATTTTTTATCTTGCTTTCTTTTGGCTTAGGTTATACACTAGGATTAAAGCAAAGGAAAGTTCATGTTAAAAGAAAATAATTTTAAAGAAAATGATATGGTTGCCATGCGTTTAAATGGTGGCGAAGAAATAATTGGTAAGTTTGTCAAACAAGATGAATCTACAATCACACTGGCAAGGCCACTTGCACTGGCTATGACACAAAATGGGATAGCAATGACTCCACACATGATTATGGCAGAGCCTACTGGTAGTTTACCATATAACAAGTCTCTTATCATTACAATGACAGTGGCAAATAAAGCGGCTGTGGACAATTATATTAAGAGCACAACAGGAATACAACCAGCCAAAGCAGTGCCTAATATTCAAGTGTAGTGTATCTTGTAATTTTAAAAAACTATCATTCTACCATTGAAGATATCATTAACACGCACGAAGATGTTAAACCTAATGAAGTATGGACCGTATGGAGGCATCCATGGCAGAGGTTCATATCAGGAGTTTGGCATGACATTGTACAACATCAGACTACAAAAACACCAAGAACCACCGATCATTACTTCACTGAAATAAAACAAAAACTTAGAGATAAAAAATGGGTCAAAAAAATGATGCTTGGTACTAACGCAGAGCATGATGAATCAGGACATATGCAACCACAATGGCTACAAGTAAAAAGAGAATTGAATAGACACAAAATTACACAGGGCAGTGTAAGGGTGTATATGTCTCTTCGCGATGGCATTACAAACCACTTTCCTGGATGTAACAAAATGCCTTGGATCAATCCAATGCCGTCTGGCATAGCACACAACATAGAATACGAAATAAGAGCAGTATGGCCTGATATTTCGCACATACATTATTTCTATAAAGATCAAGAATTATGGAAACAACTAAACCAAAATATGTATGGCTGGGCTGACATTGGGGTAGACAAATTCAAACAAGGCATATAAATTATTACTGTAGACGTTGAAGTGTAGAGATACGATTGGCGGACGTCGGGGCAGTACCGACCACCTCCACCATATGGTGGCTTATGTAATCCCTTTCGGGGGTGAAACAGAATCGACGTGATCAGAAGGCTACATGGAGTTTGCCCAGTTGGAACGAGGTAACGGCCAAATTTATAAATGCAGACGAAAGTTATGCACATGAGGAACTTGCCCTAGCGGCGTAGTTCTATCGGGGCGGCCCCTGCCTGGCAACAGAAGTGGGGCACTAACTCAGCAAAAATTACCAATACATTTAAATACGCATATATGTTCGCACACAGAAAGATAAGATTAATGTACAAACGTTTCATACGATGGGTAACCTATGATCCATCTAAACATTACATGAGGGGCAAACATTAATGTACGAGTATAAAGTAAACATCATAAAAGTAGTAGATGGAGACACTGTGGATGTAGATATTGATCTAGGGTTTGGCATGTGGATTAAAGATGAAAGAGTACGCATGATGGGCATAGATACTCCAGAATCACGCACTAGAGATAAAGTTGAAAAGAAGTTTGGACTTGCATCTAAAGAAAAATTAAAATCAATATTAGGTAAGAAAGCAATTTTAAAGACGCAGGTCAACAAAAAAGGTGAGGACATGAAAGGCAAGTTTGGTAGAATATTAGGAGATTTTATTATAGATAACAAAATGGCAACACAAATTTTAATCGATGAAGGGTATGCAGTGGCATATTTTGGTGGAAGCAAAGAAGAGATCAAAGCAAAACATCTTAAAAACAGAGACCGTTTGATTGCTGAAGGTGTTGTTACTCTATAACATAAATACTTTTTTACTTAGAGAGGAAACCTTGTGTTTCCTTTCGCCTTGAGTAAAGGATTGCAAATAGTTAGCAATAGCAAGGAGGCTATATGTTTTGGATATTAACCGTGATGTTAACTTACGGAGCCGTTGACGTTACCGAGATGCGTACACTGTCTTCTGATTCTGCGACCCCTTCTGTAAATTTTAGCACAGAATCAGAATGCCAAGACTATCTTTATGACAACAAAGTCGCTATTACTGACGATCTTTTATTAAAATTTAGAAACGTGGGTGGTATGGAGTTGACTGGCTTCGACTACTTCTGTGAGGGTAGATATGATAAAACAAGCACTAATTAAAAAATTAGAAGGTGACATCGAAGTTGCAAAGATAGATCTTAAAATATTTTTAGAGAAACAAATTGGCGTAGCAGAGCACATTGATTATGTTGTCACCGCTGAAAAGAAACTTGAACAATTGGCTCATGCTGAAGATAAGTTGGAATCATTACTAAAATTAGGTGATTGACAGATAACCATTTTGTGTTAATATAATGGTATGAGATTACTATTATTACTTTGTGTATTACTCGCTGGATGCACCAACACTCAATATTTTGCTTTAACTGGACACAATCAGCAGGCCGATGTAATACAAGCAAGTTTCCAACAAGCACTAGAACACAATCCAGATGGCTCAAGCACACATTGGTATGATAAGGCAACGGGCAAACGTGGATATGTTATGCCGATATATGAAGCACCCAGCAGAAATAAGCATTGTAGGTTCTTTGAAATAGGTTATTACTTCGCAGAATATCCAGCAGAATTTTATCATGGCAAGGCTTGTAGGCGTGATCAAGTTTGGCATATCTACTAAATAAATACAAATAACACTTAAGAGGATATAAAAAGATGCCAATTAGTTTCAGTAACCAAGCACACGATGACAGAAGAGAAAAGCACTTTAGAGTCGCGGTTGCTATGGGAGCATATGATACAGGTACTGTAGGTACATCAGGTGGAGCAGTTACACCAAACGGAAACTTTCCAAACGCATCAAAATATCCATACATTACAAACTTAGGTACGTTAGCAACAAATGTAACTAGAGCGACATCAAACGCACTGGCATTGAATAGAGAACGTGGCTTGATGAGATTTGAAAGTGTTGTAAAACAGTTAAACAAAAACACAAATGTTGACATCCTTGATATTGAAATAGTAGAAGCAAATGGATCT